GGGTAAAGCTGACTGATGAGCAGATCGCGGAGTTCCGGGATTTGTTGAACCCGACCGCCGAGGTCACCTCGTGGGCCGGGTCGAAGGTGACGGTGGACCGCAAGGTGGAGTTGGCGGTCACCGAGGTGCGTGGCTGGGCCAGGGTCGCCACCGGGAAAGAGACGTGCGCGTTCTGTTTGGCGTTGGTGTCCCGCGGCCCTGTGTATTACACGGGGCAGTCCGCCGGGGTGGATTTACCCGACGACGAGCTGGTGGACATGTTCCGGGCGTCGAGCCTCGAGGAGTACTTCGGGGACATTGAGGAGTTCATGGCCCCGGAGGACCGTTTCCACACGAACTGCGACTGCAAAGTCGTCCCGGTGTTCGATTTGGAGAACTGGGTTGGCCGGCGGGCATCGCAGAGGGCGTTCACGTTGTGGGAGGAAGCTTCCCGCCGCGCTGAGAAGGCTTTGGAAGCCGAACCGGACAAGAAGTTCTACTCCCGCAACGGCCCTAAGTTCGGGCCGAATAAGGGGAAACCTGGGTGGTACAAAACCACCCTGAATCGTGAGGCACTCAACCAGTTGCGGCAGATGATCGCCGCGGGTGAGGCCGACGCAACTGACTGGGCCGCCCTGAACGCGGCCTGAGTTAAGGAAAACCGTGAGCCCTTGATGGGTTCTCAACTACGCCCAGGAGGCAACCAACATGTCAGACGAAGCCGTTACCGCCGACACTGAATCTGCTGTGGCCCCGGAGGTCACCCCAGAGGACAGCGGCATGCTTGAGGAGATCCGGAAGGTTCGCAGGGAGAACGCGAAATACCGGACTGAACGCAACGAAGCCCTCGCGGCTATCGAGGCACTCAAGAAGTCTCATGGTGATCAGGACGCAGCGTTCAACGAAACCCAGGCTGAGCTTTCCGCCCGCAGCTTGGAGTTGTTGAAGTTGAAGACTGTTCTCGCTGAGGGCATCCCAGCTGAGGATGTTCTGGATGTGGCTGCCCTGATTCAGGGTGACGATGAGGCCACGGTTTCGGACAGCGTGAAGCGTGTGAAGTCGCTTCTGGACAAGGCTCCCGCCCGGGAGCGCCCTGTTGACCCATCTCAGGGTTCGGGCAATGTGCTGCCGCTGAACGGTGATCCGTTGTTGGAGACCGTGAAGCGGATGGTCGGCGCCTAAACCCCCTTTTCAAGAAAGAAGACAAACAGAAATGCCTGCATTCAATACCCCTAATACGGTCGCTCGGACCGGCGACGCGATGTTCTCGGGTTACCTCGAGCCGATTTTGGCTCAGGACTACTTCGCGGAGATTGAGAAGACCTCCGTTGTTCAGCAGATCGCCCGCAAGATCCCTTTGGGGCCGACCGGTGTTCGTATCCCGCACTGGACCGGCGATGTGACCGCCAAGTGGGTCGGTGAGGGTGATCAGAAGCCCGTCACCAAAGGCGACATGGTCAAACAGGACATCGTCCCGCACAAGATCGCCACGATCTTCGCTGCTTCGTCCGAGGTGGTGCGGGTCAATCCCGCGAACTACCTGAACACCATGCGGCAGAAAGTCGCTGAGGCGATTGCGGTTGCGTTCGACGCGGCGGTGCTGCACGGCACGAACTCCCCGTTCGGGGCGAACGTCGCGCAGACCACGAAGAGCGTGAAGCTGTCGGGTGCCACCGCGGCGGACACCGCGTACACGTCGCTGAACGCCGGTCTGCAGCTCCTGGTCGACGCGAACAAGAAGTGGAACGGGACACTGTTCGACAACCAGGCGGAGCCGGTCATCAACGCCGCGGTGGACGCCAGTAAGCGCCCGCTGTTCATTGAGGCCACCTACACCGACATCAACTCCCCGTTCCGTTCGGGCCGGGTGCTGGGCCGTCCGACGTTCCTGTCGGATCACGTCACCAACGCAACCAACATCCTCGGCTTCATGGGTGACTGGCAGCAGGTGGTGTGGGGGCAGATCGGCGGCATCTCCTACGACGTGTCCGACCAAGCCACGTTGGACATGAGCGCCAACGGTGACGGCTCCGGCCTCGTCAGTCTCTGGCAGAACAACCTCGTCGCAGTGCGCGTCGAGGCCGAGTTCGGCGTCCTCGTCAACGACCCCGCAAGCTTTGTGAAACTCACGAAGTGAGCCTTGCAGTTTCGGAGGGGTCGGTAGCCCCGACCCCTCCGCGCTGCGCGTTCAAAGGTTGCGATAAACCACGCAGGGGTGATTTTTGTGTTGGGCACGCTAATCAACGCGCAAAGGGTCATCAGCTAGTCCCACTCCGCAAGTTGCGACTTGACTGGTCTGAGGAAGACCGGTTCTGGGACAGGGTTGACCTGAGAGACTTTGGTGGTTGCTGGAACTGGTTGGCCTGTAAACGTGGGACGTTCCCTCTGAACAAGATTCCAAAGGAATCCAGATCACGTACCGTCATGGCCTACAGGTATTCCTACAGTTTCTTTCACCCCGACGAGAACATCGACGGTGTGACGATCCACCATACTTGCGCTAACCGGCAGTGTGTGAATCCTGCTCATCTCCAGGCTATCTCGAACATCAACAATGTGGCTGAGATGAACGAACGGCAGCACTATCTGCGTCGGATCGCTGCACTTGAGGAACGGGTGGCCGAGTTGGAATCGCGGTTGAAAGGTTGCGAATGAAGATCAGAAATAAGGTCAGCGGCGAGGAAGCCGACGTGCCGGAGGTTTTGGCCGGTGTGCTGGTTTCGGCGGGCGGCTGGGAGGCTGCCGCGGAAAACGCGGTTGCGGCAGAAGCGCCGGCCAAAGCCCCGGCGAAGAAAGCGCCGGCGAAGGCACCGGCGAAGAAAGCCCCCACGAAGAAGGTTGGGGCGTGAGAGATGGCGTTCGCGTCGGCATGTGATGTGGCGGTGCGCTGGTCGCGTGCTTTGACCGAGGAGGAGAAGGCGCTCGTCGAGGTTCGCCTCGAGGATGTGGAGCGTCTGATTCGCCGCAGGATTCCCGATCTGGACGCCTGGATTGATTCGGGCCGGCTGGATGTGGAGGACTTGGTTCAGGTTGAGGCCGATGCGGTGTTGCGGTTGTGCCGCAACCCGGAGGGTTTCGTTTCGGAGACCGACGGCAGCTACACCTACCAGCTTTCCAAGGAGTTGACGACGGGCAGGTTGCAGATCCTGCCCGATGAGTGGGCGACATTGGGTGTTCACCGCAATCGGTTGACGACGCTGGTTCCTTCTCTGTTGTTGGGCGATGGGCACACGATTCTTAGGGCGGAGATTTAAAGGCTATGGCAACTGTTATCACGGTTGTGGGTGTGACAGCCCTCATCTATGAGGTTTTGGAGCGGGATTACGGTGTCCCGAAGCCCACTGGTGGGGGTTTGGGCACCCTCCCCACGGGCGGTGGGTCTGGTGGTTTGACGCAGGCCCAGGTGCAGACGTTGATCGACGCCTCGATTGCGGCGATCCCGGCCGGCGTCACCGATGAGGCTGCTGTTGAGGCGATCATTGAGCGGAAGCTCACTGAGTTCGGCCCGATGATCCAGGAGGCTGTTCAGTCGCAGTTCAAGGCGATGCCGAAGACGATCCGGCTGAACACCGATGACGGCCAGGTCGGCATTGAGGGTTTGGATATTTCCGGCCCGAATAAGCCTGTGTCGCTGAACATGGATCTGCCTGACGGCTCGTTACTGGTGAACGGCCGACGGGTGTTGACGGTTGATGATGCGTTGACTCCTGGTTCGGTTGACCAGGCTGCAATGGAGGCTGCGGTGACGGCGGCGACGGCTACGCTGTCGGCGCGGATCGCCGCGCTTGAGAGTGCTGTTGGGGCTAAAGCGGATCAAACTCAGGTGGACGCCGATATCAATCAGGCCAAGCTGCAGCTCAAGGATTACACGGAACAACTTGCCGCAGGTGTATCGGGTTCCTGTGACCAGAATCTGATTGCCGCGAAGAATTACGCGGAGGCGGTCGGTGTGCGTGTCGGTGAAACCGCTGCCAGTGGTCTTGATGCGTTGGCCGATAAGCATGAGGTCGATCTGGGCAATACCCGGCAGGCAATCAACGATGTCATTGAGTTCGTCCTGAACAATTATCTGACAAAGAGGGCTTACCAAGATTTGATGGATGCCATAAACGGGCCTAATGC